AGGAATCATTGTATCGTCCTTTCTTTTCCGATGTTTTTTCTTCTATTAATCCTAATGATTTTTTAAATGTGTTGGACGACGTACGCTCTACTACTCGTACGGGTGCTGGTCTTGATTTATTTAAAGCCGCTTCGGGTACCGATTCAAGTTATAACCCGGTTCGTGCTTTGGCTTGTGCTGGTATTCAAGGTTACGGTGGTCTTTTATCTGTCCCCTACTCTCCCGACTTGTTTGGTAATATTATCAAACAAGGTTCCTCTCCTACTGTTGAGATTGAGGTTATGAATGCTCTTGATTCAAATACCGATACAGGTTTTTCTGTTGCTGTTCCGGAGCTTCGCTTGAGGACGAAGATTCAGAATTGGATGGACCGTCTTTTTATTTCCGGCGGTCGTGTTGGTGATGTTTTTCGTACTCTTTGGGGTACCAAGTCTTCGGCACCCTATATTAATAAACCGGATTTCCTTGGTGTTTGGCAGGCTTCTATAAATCCGTCGAACGTTCGTGCTATGGCTAATGGTTCGGCTTCCGGTGAGGATGCGAATTTGGGTCAGCTTGCTGCTTGTGTTGATAGGTATTGTGATTTTTCGGGTCATTCCGGTATTGATTACTATGCTAAGGAACCCGGCACTTTTATGCTTATTACTATGCTTGTTCCCGAACCTGCATATTCGCAAGGTTTGCACCCGGATTTGTCATCCATTTCTTTTGGTGATGATTTCAACCCCGAATTGAATGGTATCGGCTTCCAGCTGGTTCCGCGTCATCGTTTTTCGATGATGCCCCGTGGTTTTGACCTCACTGGTCTTGATCAGCAGAATAACCCATGGTTTGGTGATGATGGTACCGGTGTACTTATTGACCCTAATACGGTTTCTGTTGGTGAGGAAGTTGCGTGGTCGTGGCTCCGTACTGATTATTCCCGTTTGCATGGTGATTTTGCGCAAAATGGCAACTATCAGTATTGGGTTTTGACTCGTCGTTTTACTACTTACTTTCCGGATGATGGTACCGGTTTTTATCAGGATGGAGAATATACCGGAACTTATATTAATCCTCTTGATTGGCAGTATGTTTTTGTTGATCAGACTTTGATGGCTGGTAATTTTGCGTATTATGGTACTTTTGATCTTAGTGTTACTTCTTCTCTCTCTGCGAATTATATGCCGTATCTTGGTCGTTAGTTAAAGCTTAATTGTCATGTATAAGAAAAAGAAAATAACTTACCCTTCTTGTTTTTCGGAGGATTCAATTTCATCTTGTGAGTACAATCCTTTTGTAGACAAGATTGCGGTCGCTCGTCCTATGTCTTATTATCTTAATGGTGGTGTTGATTTGGATGGTATTTCTACTCGTAAACCCCTGCCGGATGCCTTTGATGATGCAGAGTCTGTTGCGTCTGGTGATGTCGATGTATTTACCGATCCTACAGTTAGTAAACTTGATTTGATGGATATGGCGTCTACTATGGCTTCTGAATCTCAAGCCCGCGCTTTGAAAGATGGAGCTAAAGAACCAAATTCCGACTAATTGAACAGTTTTTACGAGTAGGGGCCGCAATATACTTGATATATATTGCGGAGTGCGGAAAGCACGTCCCCTACTCTACTTTTAAAGAAAAATTGAACAATTATGAGTATTTTAGCTGGATTAGGTGCCGCTGCTGCTTCCTTTGCAATGAAAGAAGGTCATAATGCAATTGCCCAGTCTCGTAATGAGAAAAATATGGCTCTGGAGCATGATTATTGGAAACGGCGTGTTAATCAACTTGAGGAGATGAACAAGCCTTCTCGCCAGGTTGCCAAATGGCGTTCTGCTGGTATAGCTCCCCAAGCTGTCTTTGGTAATTCCCCTGGTGGTGCTGGTATTGCTACTGATGCTTCATCCCCAAATTCTCAGACTCCTACGGGTTCTAGTGATTTTAATTTTGTTACTACTATCGCCGAACGTCAGCGCATGAAGAATGAAAAGGCAATTGCTGATGCTACTGTTAATAAGCTGAACG